TTCCCGTCAGACCCCAGACGGACTCCACGTGCTTGTCTGCGACGATCTTTCGAGCGGTCTTCCATCGAACAGAGGCACGGTTCTTGAACCCTGACAGCTCGTCGACGATGACGGTGCGGTAGGGACGTGGGCGAGGAGGCTCGGAGAGGACGTCTCGCAGGTTGTCTCGGCCTATCACCACGATGTCTACGTCGCGCGCCATCTGAGCCCTGCGCTCGGCTGGAGAGCCAGCTGCCACGGCCACACGCAGGTCAGGGCGCCACAGCGATGCCTCGTGCGGCCAGACGTTCTCGGCTACACGCTTGGGAGCGACGACCAGAGCTGGCAGGTGGCGGTCCTCCAGAGCGGAGAGAGCGGCTGCTGTCTTCCCTAGTCCCATATCAAGGAACAGCGCAGCTCGCCCTCTTCCGCGGAGGAAGTCACGCGCGACGATCTGGTAGTCGTGAAGTGCGAGGTCGCTCATCGCCGAGGCCTGCGCTGACGACGGTCGTAGGCGTGCTCCCAGAAGTCCACCAGAACCAGACCGTTGAAAAGGGCGACCAGCAGAGCGGCAACGCGCACGGTTCCCCAGTCGTCTACCAGCAGGAACGCGAACAGGACGAACCCGAGCGACCACGCTAGCCAGACGGCTCGGGCTGCCCGGGTGATGTGTGACAAGGACATGTGTTCCTCCAGCGGAACGAGGGTAGGACCAGCCAGCCTACTTGACGGAGCGAAAGTCACCCCGCGTACGACGGAAGCGGGGACCGGACTGCTCCACGATGGTGCGGACCCACTCCTCGATCTCCGCCTTGCCGTACAGCACGACCACGCGAGCTCCCTTGGAGCTGAGGCGCTCGTGCCACATCTTCTGCACCGCTGAGACAACACCCTTCTCCGTCTTCAGCTCGACGAAGAAGACCCGTCCCCCCGGCATGATGACGATACGGTCGGGGATGCCGGTCACAGTCGGCGCCATCTTGAGAGCGATGCCACCAGCCAGCCGGACGCGGTTCCGGAAGAACGCCTCCAGCGCTGACTCGAGATGAGCGTTGGACGGGACGGAAGCTGTGGTTGCGGCGTACGACTTGGGCGGGGTGGACACGATGTGGTTGGCGCGGCGGAAGTAGTGTGCGGTGGGATGGTCGTCGTGAGGAGCGGCGACGCAGATGAAGCGTGCCTCTCCGGCAACGGAGACCGTTCCGCAGATGTCGTCGGTTCCGGTGGTCATGGCCTCCAGGCTAGCCGACGAAGACCTGTCCTCTCGCCGCTACTCCAGATCCAGACAGCGACGTGGGGTGAGGGAGAGCTGGCACCGTCCATGCCCAAAGCGGTGCCAGCTCTCCCTCTGCCTGCCGGATCTGCTGGGGGTCCCCGGCAGGCTCTGCCTTCCGCTCGACCCGATCCTGGCTGAGCCCCGGTGGTTGCCACACCGGGAGGCCAGGCGGAAGCGGGGAGCTGTGGTCGGCATGGGGTGGAGCGTACCTCACCTGGCGAGGCGATCGCTACTCCGGCGTCGCTTTCGTGGCGGTGGGCTGAGCAGGTGATGGTCGGTGCCGCGTGCCTAGTTTCTGAGAAAGCGGCCTCTCTCATGCGCGCGGGCGCGAATCAGATAATCTGAAGATCTCTTCTCGTCGTCTTCGACTGTATGCGTTATTTGAAACAGCTACTAACTCTCATAGATCAAGCTCAGAGGTATTTAGAGGTACCTCCACGCTGGAGCCGTACTTCTAAGTCGTACAAGATTGGCGTTATTTGAAAATCGAGAGCGTCAAATAACGCTCAAATAACGCTTCGACGGTTTTCAAATAACGCCGATCGTCAAATAACGCTTCGAGTTTCAAATAACGCTTGTAGTACCTCTGCGGTACCTCTGTTCCATACACGCGTACCTCTGCCGTACCTCTAAGTCGGGTTTCTCAAATAACGCTGCCATACCTCTCCGATCAGCGGTGATACAGATCCGTACCTCTAAGTTACTCACGAGTATACCTCTCCGTACCTCTGAGCTTGAGTATTCGAGTGAGACGTTCCAAATAACGAGTTACGTTCTCAGGAACTCGTTCTGAGAAACTAGAGATTCTGAGAAACGGCTTGGTGCGTCTTCACCACGGCGAGGCGTGGTCTGCTCGGGACGAGTGGAGCTGGGACGCAGAGGGACGATCACCGTCTGTATCGTCCGGGGTGAATAGCGGAGGGAGGCCTTCGGCCTCGGTGGCGGTACCCTGGTGGGAGGGAAGCGGGTAGGAGAGGGGCGAGAAGGTGGCTGTGACGGCTGGATCGACCCTCGCTGTGTGCACACCCAACTCAACCCGCGTGCGCGCATGAGAGAGGAAGAGGCATGGCACTCAAGCCGAGCGAGTACGGTGGGGCGGACACTACTGCGACTCATGGGATCCAGCCCGATCCGCATCCCGTGGCTCCGTTCGAGCAGCTGAGGCTGATGTACGGGACAGATCCCGAAGAGGTAGTCGCCGAGCCGATCCCAGGCATCGGCCCGAACGAAGGTTGAGGACACGAGCCATGACAGACTACACCGCCGCGCTCTCCAGCGCGGTCAACACTCAGATCGGTAGCATCGTCGATGCAGCGGTAGACGAGGCGACGGCTCCTCTGCAGCAGGAGTTGGATACAGCGCTGGGGAAGCTCGACGACGCGAAGGAACAGATCGAGGAACTGAAGGCTCGGGTCCAAGAGTTGCAGGACGAGCTGGGATCCGGCGAGGATCCCGAGCCGGAGCAGACTCCCACAGCCTTTGGGGTCAATCTGAAGGACTATGCGGCTCTGCAGGCGGCGAAGAAGGCAGGTGTCCCTCTTCAGGCCGTGCGGATCTTCTATAACGCAAAGTCTCCGCTCCCGGTCCAGTGGTCTGATGATCGTCTGCTCGCTGCTCTGACAACCGAGCAGCGATACATCTGCATCTCCTACAAGGCGGACACGCCTGCTCAGGTTAGCAGGTTCTGCGACTCCATCCCGACGGAGCTGCGCGGGGGCGTGTGGATGGTTCGTCACCACGAACCTGAGAACGACAACTTGGACACGTCCCAGTTCCGCGCTGACCAGGCAGCTCATGCGGAGGTCGTCCGAGCTACGGGATGTCACCCTGCCGTCGTTCTCATGTCGTGGACACTCGAGCCGAAGTCGGGACGCGACTGGCACGACTGGGTGGATCCGAGCGCTGTGGACGGCGTCTTCTGGGACAGCTACAACTCCCAGAACAAGAAGGGGACAGGATATGAGGCTCCTGCTTCTATGCTTGATGCTGCCGTGGCAGCTTCACGCTCCGTCGGCAAGCCGTGGGCTCTGTGTGAGACAGGTTCCCTCGATCTGGGAACGAAGGACGGAGTCACGCGGAAGGACTGGGTCGCGTCTCTCGCGGACTACGTGGAGAGGAACGGTGCTCTCTTCGCGACGTACTTCAACCGTGTCATGCTCGACGGTTCAGGCGACTACACTCTGAGCCAGGACGAGCTCTCGGTGTGGAAGACGGTGTAGTCATACCGTGGGAGGCAAGCCGTCTCGGGGGACGAAGAAAGATCGTCGCCTGAAGGAGAACAAGAAGACGAAGAAGGTGAAGTGACATGGCTGTTCGCGCGACGAAGACGAACCGTCGAGTCATCTCCATGCTGCCTCCGAGTTGGCGTCCCATCGCCACCGGGGAGCGATCCCTGGACGAGCTGACCGACAAGGAGGTGTTCGAGGGACGACTCCTGCGATCGGACGGCAAGCTGGACGCGCGTCCTTCGTTCTACCCGCAGAACTTCATCGACGAACAGATCCGTCGCTCCCTGAACTGGGCCAATGACGAGATCCGCTCCGGAGCTCGAGAGGCGATCATCGTTCTCAAGCAGATCATGATGAACGGGCAGAACGACGCTGACCGACTCAAGGCAGCGATGTTCTTCACAGACCGTTTCCTCGGCAAGGAGGTCACCCGTGTCATGCTGTCGGCCGAGGATCCCGTGGAGTCCCTGTTCCGGCAGATCCTGGCCGATCCCGAGGGACTGTCTGGCGCTCCAGTGCCGCACGAGATGTCTGCGGACGAGCGAGAGATGTTGAGCTAACGTGCAGAAGATCTCGCTCGATCCCCCTCGGCCCATCGCCGAGATTCCGCTGTACGACAAGATCGGGTGGTCTCCCCACGACGGGCAGCGGAAGGTCATTCTTGCGCCGCAGCGGAACCGCGTCGTGTCGGCGGGACGAAGGTTCGGCAAGTCAGAGATCGGTGGGCACAAGCTCTTCCAGGAAGCGCTCAACACTCGACTCGTCAAGTCCCACCTCGAGGATCTTGGCAAGCGGCGAGAGTTCTGGATCGTGGGACCGTCGTACACGGACTCCGAGAAGGAGTTTCGTATCCTGTGGAACGAGATCTCGCGAGCTGGACTCTCCGAGTACCTGGATCGTCCTGGGAGCTACAACGACCCCATCGGTGGGTCGATGCACGTATCGCTGTGGGGAGGGCTCTTCCAAGTTCACGCCAAGTCGGAGAAGCACCCGGACTCCCTCGTCGGTGAAGGGCTCTCCGGCGTGGTGCTGGCTGAGGCAGCGAAGCTCAAGGAGCGCACGTACAACAAGCTGATCCGTCCCACCCTCGCTGACTTCAACGGCTGGTCGCTCATGACGTCCACACCGGAGGGCAAGAACTGGTTCTACGAGATGTGGAAGCGAGGGCAGGACCCGAACCGACCGGACTGGTTCTCGTTCCGTGGACCGAGCTGGCTCAACCCGTACGTGTACCCGCAGGGTGCTTCGGACGACGGGATCATCCTGCTCCGTCGTTCCATCGCGAATCACGAGATGATCGACAACGAGCTCTTTGCGAGACTCGGGATCGACCCAGAAGTGGGCGAGCTGGTCGGAGACCTGACGGAAGAGGCCTTCAACCAGGAGATCGGAGCGGAGTTTACAGAGTTCGTCGGACGAGTCTTCAAGTCGTTCGATGAGGAGATCCACGTAGGAGACTTCCAGTACAACCCTGAGTGGTCGACGTTCGCCGCCGTGGACTACGGCTTCACGAACCCGTCGGTGTGGCTCCTTCTGCAAGTCGACCCGTTCGGTGAGAGAGTCCGCGTTCTAGATGAGGTGTACGAGTCCGGTCTGACCGCAGACGAGTTTGCCGACACCATCCTGGCTCGCGGCCTGTGTCCGGGATCGCTGCAGGCGTTCTACCCAGATCCGGCTTCTCCCGGTGACACGAAGGTCCTGGAGAAGAAGCTGCGTGTCAAGGCTCGGGGAGGGACAGGAGGCGAGCTCAAGCACCGGATCGACGCCATCCGAGCCGGTCTCAAGATGAGGAACGCGAAACTTCCTTCCGGTCACTGGGATCGCGTTCCGGCTTTGGCGTTCGACAGGAAATGTACGTCGACCATCAACGACATGCTCAACTACCGCTACCCTGAGAAGCGCGCACAGCAGCAAGACGGCAACGCTACCGAGCTACCGATGAAGAAGGACGACCACGGACCAGAAGCTCTGGGACGGTTCTACGCTGGGCACTTCGGCGCAGAGACTCGTCGCAGAGCGAAGGCACGCCGGTCGTCCCTCGCCGCCTAGGATGAGGCCATGGTTGACCTGACCCCGTACTCCACCGTTCGTCCTCTCTTTGGTCCTCTTCAGAGCTGGCTCGGTCCGGACGACGCTGCCCGACTTGAGTCGTACACCGTGTACGAGGCCATCTACCGCAACGTGCCTGAGGCGTTCCGTCTAGTGCGTCGAGGCAGCGAGCAGAACCCTCTCTACGTCCCGTCTGCCAAGACGATCATTGAGGCGACGAACCGCTACCTCGCCAAGCGCTGGACGTACGCTCTGGAGCCGCAGACTGGCACGCCTGCCGACCGTCTCGCTCTGGACACCGCTCTCAAGAAGCTGTTCCGGCGAGAGATGGTCTGGTCGAAGTTTGCCACGCAGAAGCGTTACGGCCTCGTCCGTGGGGACCAGGTGTGGCACGTGGTGGCGGATCCAAACAAGGAGCAGGGTTCCCGCATCTCGATCTACGAGGTTGACCCTGCCGCCTACTTCCCCATCACGGATCCGTGGAACGACGAGAAGCTCTACGGTGTGCACCTGGTGGACCCGGTCGTCAACGAGGCTGGCAAGACAGTCATCAAGCGGCAGACGTACCGCAAGGAGGACAACGGTCGCATCTCCTATGAGCTGAGCTGGTGGCAGGTGGGAGCCTGGGACGACCGTGAGGACGGAGCCGAACTGAAGAAGGCCACCGGCGGCGACATCCCGGCAGGGGACGCCAACAAGCCGGTGGCCTACGAGCTGGACGCTCGGATCACAGCGATCCCTGTGTACCACATCAAGAACGACAGAGATGGTGGCCTGTTCGGGAAGTCCGAGCTTGCTGGCCTCGAGACGATCATCGCCGGCATCAACCAGTCGATCTCTGACGAGGACTTGGCTCTCGCCCTGGAGGGACTCGGGCTGTACGCCACGACGTCGGGTCCACCGGTGGACGACGATGGCAACGAGGAGAACTGGCGCCTCGGACCCGGGTGGGTCGTGGAGATCGACCAGGACTCGACGTTCGAGCGAGTGTCTGGCGTGGGCTCGGTGG